TCGATGCTCTCGGGGCACTCACGCCGCCGTTCAAGGTGTGGCGCGAACCGGAGACGGCAAAGCTGTACTCCATTGGCGTGGACACTGCCGAAGGATTGGGCCATGGCGACCAGTCTTGCGTGCAAGTCCTCGATGTTGCCTCCGGGGAGCAGTGCGCTTGTTACTGCGAGCGCATTCCCCCGGACCTGCTCGCCGTCGTCGCCTATCGCATCGGCCTCTGGTACAACGGTGCGCTGCTCGTGGTCGAGGCGAACAACCACGGGATCGCCACGCTGACCACGCTGCGGAACATGCGCTACCGCTCGCTGTTCCGTCGCCGTCAGATCAATCGCCTATACAACCGGGCCACGGAGGAGTTCGGGTTCAAGACAACCCGCTCCTCCAAGCCGTTGGTCATCTCCGCGTTGGACGAGGCATTGCGCGCTGACGAAGTGGTCATCCATGAGGCCGAGTCGATCACCGAGTTGAAGGGCTACGTGCGAGACGAAGCTGGGCGGATGGGTGGTTCGCCGTTCGATGACCGGGTGATCGCTCTCGCCTTGGCCCATCACGGGCGGGCGTTCATGCACCAGCGCGAGCCGGAAGAAGGGGCAAAGGACGACTACATGACGTTGGGATGGTGGGCACGGTTGGGCCAGGAGGATCGGACCCAGGGGTTGGTCGTCGGCTCCCATGCTCGACGGAGGCCGACATCCATGCTTGGATAGTCACTGACCAGTCAGGAGGCTGACAGCATGGGCATCATCCACAAGGGTCGCCCCGGTGGGCCGGGCGGCAACGTGGCCAAGGGATCGTCCCCCGACGACGCGACGCGCAAGGCACGTCCGAAGTCCGAGCTTGGCAACATCCAATCGACCGGGACGCGTGGCGGCGACCGCGACCCGATCCGCAAGTCCCGTCCGAAGTCGTCTGGCTCCGGGCAGTCCACCGCACGTAAGGGGTCGTGATGCTGGCCGAGATCGAATCTGGCAACCTCGATCTGGCCGACGTGGCATTTCTCATCGCCGTGGTCGTGTTCGTGGTCGCGGCTGTGCTGCGTTTCCTGGCTCGCACGTTCGACTCTGCCCTGGTCGCCTCCGGGCTTGCCCTCGCCACGTTTGGCTGGCTCGTCCTGTGAGCTTTGAGGATTCCGCTGACCTTCCGCGTATCCACCGCTGCGCGGACTGTGGGCGGATGAGTGTGCGCCCCGAGCGTTGCTTTGGCTGTCACGCCCGGTCGATTGCATTCACGTTTCGGGGCGCACACCTTGGCCGTCAGGGTTGGCACGAGGGAACGGTGATGGGCACGCGCAAGGAGATCTACGACGCTGCCCGTGAGACGGGCCAGGAGATCGAGCGCGTCTCCTGATGGCTCGCGAGACGCAAGCCCAGCGGTTGCAGAAGTACCGCGACTGCATCGACTCCTCGCGTCGGTGGCGGGAGAACAAGGGCTACGTCGAGCTTTGGAAGCGGATGATCGACCTCTACCGGGGCAAGCAGGTGGAGGGGCTGAATGACAAGGCGATGATCAACATGGCCTTCGCCGTGCACAACATCGTCGTCGCCAGCGTGACCACGCAGTTCCCCAAGTTCACCGTCTCGCCCAACGTGATCGGCCAAGACGACCAGGCAACCGTGGCGGAAGCCGTGCTCAATTACGCCTGGCGGCACTACAACTTCCACGACGAGTTCCAAGCCGCGGTCAACGACATGTGCATGATCGGGCATGGGTGGATGAAGGTGGGTTGGCGGTACAAGGAGCACACCGAGCGGGTCACGCTCAGCGCCGAGGAGCAGTACACCCAGGTGGCCGAGGACATGGCTGCCGCCGAGGCGGCGGTGACGACCGCGCCCGGCGTGCCCGCCCCGTCGAACGAAGCCATCGAGGAAGCTGTCCAGCCAACTCAGGAAGTGCCGGTGGTAGACGAGGACGACCCGTTCGCCGAGCACGTCTCCGTGTTCGACGTGGTGGTCGATCCAGAGGCGACGAAGGACCGCGAGATCACCTGGATCGCCCAACGTTACGTGCGTGACTTGAAGGACGTACGCGACGACGAGGCGTACGACACGACGGCCAGGCACAAGGTTCAAGCCGACATGTCAGTCTCATCGGACCACGACTCGTACAAGGACGGCAACGTAGACGAGCCGACAGACGTGGAGGACGAGGACCGGTGCACGATCTGGGAGTACTACGGGGTCAAGGAGAACTTCTGGTGCATCTTCGCTGAGGAGGGCGAAGGGTTCCTGGTCAAGCCGGCCCCGATCCCGACGCCGTTCCCCAACCCGTTCGTCATGTTCCGCGACTACGACGTGCCGGACACGTTCTACCCGATGGGTGAGATCGAGAGCATCGAGACGTTGCAGGAGGAGTTGAACAAGACCCGCACGCAGCAGATCGAGGCCCGCAAGCAGTTCATCCGCAAGTTCCTCGGACGGGAAGCGGCGCTCAACGAACGCGCCCGGCAAGCTCTGATGTCAGCCATCGACGGCGACGTGGCCCTTGTCTCGGATGATGACCGGCCACTCAGCGACATCATCATCCAAGCTCCGTCGCTCAGCTTCGACCCCAACCTGTTCAACCAGCACAGCCAGCAAGTGCAGCAGGATCTACAGACCGTCACCGGGCTGAGCGACTACCAGTTCGGCCAGATGCCGGACACGCGCCGGCTGGCCACGGAGGCGATGGCCGTCGAGGGTGCGACGAACGCCCGGTCCAGCTACAAGCTCAGCCGGGTGGAGCGGACCTTGGCTCAGGTTGGACGGCACCTGTTGGCCGTGATGCAGGTGTTCATGGACGGCCCACGCGTCGCTCGTGTCACCGGTCCCGGTGGGGAGATGCTGTTCGACTACGGGCCGGAGGACATCGAGGGCGAGTTCGATCTGGTCGTGGAGGCCGGATCTACCCAGCCGAAGAACGACATGATCCGCCGTCAGGAAGCGATCACGTTGTTCAATACCTTGGCTCCGTACATGGGCACGCTGATCAACCCACAGGAGTTGATCCGCTACCTGCTCCAACAGGGGTACGACATCAAGAACGTGGAGCGGTTCATGTCCGTACCCCCGCCACCTGTTCCTGGCGCGATGCCGCCAGGGATGGAGGGAGCACCGCCGGGGATGCTGCCCGCCGCCCCGGCCGGTGCTCCCGCCCCGAATGGTGAAACCGCTCCGGCCCCCGCTCCGGTGCCGGTGTAGAGGAGGATGCTGTGCAGTACCCACTCGATCCCGTGTCCGAGTACGGCCGCTCCGGGTCCGTGCTCCTGCTCAACCCGACCGACCGCGACCTGGCGGCGAACTACGACACGACCGCCGCTGAGATCCGCAGCCCGGCCGGGATTCGGGGCACGCCGCCGATCTACGTACCCGGCATCCCGGAGCTACCTCTGGCGAAGGACGAGGAGGAGCGGGAGGCCAAGCCGACCGCCAAGCGGAGCCGCAAGTCCTAGACAGATCACTGATCTGTCAGTAATGTCCGAAGGCTGTGGGGCAATACGCCACAGATGAGGACCGCGAAGCCTTCACCACCGCACTAGCGAGCGACACGGAGGAGGCCGACGCGCAGGCGTCCGAGGCACCCGTTGAACCGGATACGCCGGATGAGGACGCTGACGGAGACGAGCAGGAAAGCACCGAAGGGGAGCCGGAGGAGACACCCGATCCCGCGGCCGAGACGGAGCCGATGTTCACCGTGCGGGTGGACGGGCGCGATGTCGAGGTTCCGCAGTCGGAACTCATCAAGGGATACCAGCGGCAAGCCGACTACTCGCGCAAGACCACCCTGCTGGCAACACAGCGCCGACAACTCGCTGATGCCGAAGCTCTGATGCAAGCCTTGGAGCGCAACCCCGCGGAGACGCTCAAGGTCATTGCCCGCCACTACGAAGTCGAAGGCTACGCGGACAAGGAACAACCGTTCCAGGCAAGTCCCGAGGCCGAGGCGTTGCGCGAACTGCAACAGTGGCGAGCGGCGCAGGAGCAGCGGCAGATCGAGATGGACGCCAGCCAGCGGGAGGCCGCAGTCGATGCAGAACTGGAACGCCTCCATCGTGAGTACGGCGAGTTCGAGGACGAGGACTTGTTCGGGTACGCCGTCGAGCGCGGAATCCGCGACCTTGAAGCGGCACTACGTGCGATGACGTATGGGCGCAACGGTCACGGGCGAACGGAGAAGCGCAAGGTCGCCGCGATGAGCGGGGGCCAAGGCCATTCGCCTGTGGCCAAGCCCAAGACAGACCCGGTAGAGGTCGTCACATTCCAGGATGCCTACGAAGCGGCCAAGCGTGAACTACGTGACACCGCATAGGAGTCCTGATGGCAACGACAGACCCTGGCAACCCAGCCCTCGACGCGATGCTCACCACCACTCTGAGCAAGTGGCTGGAACGAGCCTTCGTGGACAACGTGTTCAAGGCACGTGTCCTGTTCTTCATGCTCAACAAGAACGAGAACATCCGCAAGATCGACGGAGGTGAGTCGATCACCGTGCCCGTCCTGGAAGGGGACAACGGCACGGTGATGACCTACAGCGAGGACGAGGAGCTTCGCATCCTCCGCCAGAAGGGGATGACCGCCGCTCGCTACGACTGGTCGCAAGCGGCAATCTCGGTGACGATCACCGGCATCGAGGAGGCGAAGAACTCCGGCGAGTCGCGGATCATCAGCCTCCTGGAATCCAAGACGGAGCAGGCCGAGGAGTCGTTCTCGGCGTTCTTCAACAAGGTCTGGTGGGGCAAGCAGGCAGATGCCCTGAACCAGTCCGCGATGGACACCTCCGTGGCTTGGATCGGCCTTGGCGACGTGCTTGACGCGGCGGCTCTCACCCTTGGTGGGATCACCGGCTCGGCAACGGTGCGTGCTCTGCAAGCGGCCGATGAGCTGGGAGATCACACGCTGAACCAGACAGCCACCGCATCCGGCAACGTCGGGGCGACGTACCCGACCGCCGAGGCCGGCGTGGCTGGCACGGCCGATCCGGGCTTCGGTGAGTCCCCGGCCGGGTTCTGGCTGCCACACGCGGATACCGTCGCCGCCCCGACTACCGGAGATGCCGGCTCGTACGACATGGTTGCCGGCAAGCGGAAGATGCGCAGCGCGTACAACTCGGTGTCCATCGGCGCGGACCAACCGCAGGTGATCATCGGCACCCAGGCTCTCTACGAAGCGTACGAGGACAGCCTGGTCGATCAG